TCGTACTCGGCCAAGGCGGGAGCGCACGCTTTCTTGCACTCGGCCGCGGCGGGAGCGCACGCTTTCTCGTACTCGGCCAAGGCGGGGGCATACGCTTTCTCGTACTCGGCCCAGGCGGGAGCGCACGCTTTCTCGTACTCGGCCAAGGCGGGAGCGCACGCTTTCTCGCACTCGGCCGCGGCGGGAGCGCACGCTTTCTCGTACTCGGCCAAGGCAGTGGCGCGCGCTTTCTCGTACTCGGCCGAGGCGGGAGCGCACGCTTTCTCGTACTTGGCCAAGGCGGGAGCGCACGCTTTCTCGCACTCGGCCAAGGCGGGAGCGCACGCTTCATCGTACTCGGCCGCGGCGGGAGCGCACGCTTTCTCGCACTCGGCCAAGGCGGGGGCGTACGCTTTCTCGTACTCGGCCCAGGCGGTGGCGCGTAGAACACGGTGCGCTAACCAGTCAACATCGAACCGGCTTGCGTACTGATCGACAAGCTCCGGCGTCAGGATGACCTGTTCGCCGAACAGCTTTTCGAACAGTTCAACCTGATCCGAACAAGCTTCCAGGTCTTTGAGCATTTGCAGTGTAATCGGTTTCGGCATTTTCAGTTCCTCTCGTGTTTCATTGCATAAGTCTTTATGCGAGTCAACGATTAAGTTGACTGAAGCAAGTGTCGTGGCTGTGCGTCAGTTGGCACTGGTGCAGGGCGGCGCTTGCGCTGCTCAAAATAACCAGCAGGGCGGCAGTGTTCGCGGCCACCAATGCAGTAAGTATCCATTTCATGTTTCAATCTCCCCTGTGGATTTTCAGACGCCCGACTGCTTGCTCAAGCTGAGTTTTTGCGCTGTTTATTTCCGTGAGCACGTTGCTCGCGCTTTTGCCCAGGCGCCACTTTTCAAGGGCAACTTGCAAGTAAGCAATCGACATTGCAAGCGCGGTTCCTGTCGGGTTGTCGTGCGCCTGATCCGCCTGTGATTGGTAATAGAACCAGCGTCCGTGCTTGTCGGCGAGGCGGAACAAGTTACTGTTGGCCATCCCGCCGCGTTCTTCGTACTCGCGTTTTAGTATTCGCTTTCTCATGTTTTAGTCCTCCTAGGTGAAGCATCGGCGCTTCGTGGTGCCGCGCTTGATCGGCGCGGCACGGCGAAACGTCAAACCCACGCGGGCTTGTCCTGCGGCTCTGGAAGCCCGCGCAGAAACTCTAACACCGCTTCCGGCACTTCCTTGTGCCACCACTTGCCCCCGTAGCCGTATTCGTCAGTTGGAAAAACCTTGCGGCCTAGCAAGCCTTCGGGGCACTCGCTCGGGCGCAGCCATCCGAGGGTTTTGTGCTCCGGCCGCTTTAAGCACCCGTGTATTATATCTCTGGCTGGTTCGTAACCCCCAGGTGCGCCCGGCGTAACGGTATTTTCTGGCAGCCAGATAACCAGCGTGTAAGGCCGGGCAGCGAGTTCCTGGATGCTTTGCAGTAGTATTGTGTCAATATCCATATTAAAAAACTTCGCGCTTTCCAGCAATTCACGGGCCTTGCGCGACTTCGTAGCCTCAGGCGTGGCCAGTGTGAAGCTGTAGCCAAGCCTCCCCTCCTTTGCGAGTTCACACCAGCCAAGAGCGCGCATCTCCGGGCTACAGGGGCTTAAATCATTTAAGTGCCAATCGTTCCATACGTCGCGTAAGTGGCGCACCATGTCGGCGTTCCAGCCTTCGCGGTAACTGTCAAAGCACCACTCGTCCATGACTATCTGTCCACAGCCGCCGCGCGCGTCGCCATTGCGGAGGGGGCCCTCCACCCCAGTTATAGAGAGCCGACCTCCCTCGTATTTAACCTTAACCCAAGTTGTGCCGGTCTCTTTGCTGTGGCCTATAGCACTAACTTTTGTGAAATCTTTCATGTTCATTTCCTCTCGTGTTGACGTTGCGTGAGCGCAACGGTGATGCAGCGAAAACCGCTTCACTGCATGGCCGTGGCGTTCTAGCTATGCAACTCGCAGTGTTTGAACCAATGCTTAAGCGCTTTCAAATCGTCCAGGTCCTGTGCCTGCTCTTCATGCGCCGTGCCCCAGGCCAGGTCAGTTTCAAGACGTTGAATGACAGTGTCCGTGTGAGCGAGGCACAATTGCCTGTGGTTTTCGTCCACGGGGCGCGCGTCATCCACATGGAAGCCGTAGAAACACGCGCCGGGATCGCCTATGCGCATGTAGCTTCCCCATTGGCTCGCGATGTAATAAGCCTCTTGCTCCGTAAGCATTTTCAGTTCCTCTCTTTTGTGAAGCATTGGTAATTCGTGGCGCTTCGTAGTGCCGCGCTTGATCCGCGCGGCACGGCGAAACGTCAATAGTCTTGAAACGCGGCTTGAAGCTTAGCTAGGCCGTCTTCGCCAACGCCGTTTCGGATATGCAAGGCGATTTCTATGCACGATTTGTAAATAGCTTCCGCTTTGCGGCTATCTGGCTCGTATCCAAAATTTGCCGCCCAATCTTCAAAGCCAGAATAATCCAGCACGCTTGCATCAATGACCAGGGGATAAAGCACGTCAGCAAGGCCGGGCAGGATTGGTATCCTCCCCGTGTTTCTGACACGGCGCGGCCTGAAGCCCTGCATTGTATATTCATGCGCAAAGCCTGTTTCACATTCCATGGCGTGCAGCGCGTCAAGATAGTCCGAGAGCCTTTCAGCCTCAGTGGGGGTGCGGTAGGCGGAAGTTGTGCCGGGGTAGGGCTTGCCGTCCGTGCGGCGTCTGTCACGGGCATGATAAGACGAGGGGGCGCGCGTTGCCTTCCCCGGGCAATGCCCGGAACCCGCAGAATAGTATGTTTCCAGCACCTGCTTGCCGTTGCGCAGCAAGGCAACTTTCCAGTTAAGCGATTTTCGATCCTCCCCCTTGTTACGCGACTGGCTCCAAGGAATAAACTTGGCCTCGATAGTCAAGCCAAGGGCGGCTATTGTGCCATATGGTTCTGGCATTTTCAGCTCCTCTCGTGTTGACGTTGCGTGAGCGCAACGGTGATGCAGCGAAAACCGCTTCACTGCATGGCCGTGGCGTTCTAGCTATGCAACTCGCAGTGTTTGAACCAATGCTTAAGCGCTTTCAAATCGTCCAGGTCCTGTGCCTGCTCTTCATGCGCCGTTTCGGCGGTTAGCTGTACCAACCTTGCGAGAGCAGGGCTTTGCGGCTTGCGCGACTAATACGCCATCGCGCAAGAGATAGTACAAAGCTGAGAGCCGCTCACGTTCCAGGGACCATGTGAAGCCGCAAGCTCGCCATTGTCTGATATTGAGCATGTTAGCTTTTCCTTCCGTCAAAGCCGGGTTCGGACGTGATAGGCGCGGGGCGCTGCATCTCCACGAATGCGCAGTCATCAGCTATGAACCAGTGCAGCGCTTTTACGCTCGGGTGGTCCATGCGCACGCCGAACATATCAGCGCCGCGCACGTCACCGGCTTGCAAGTATCGGCCTTTGCCGGGCGCTACGCGGGCGATAGCGCCGAAACGCGCGCCGCGCATCCACAAGTCGGAATAGGCAGGGATTTGAACCCGCGCGCCGACACAAATGTGCTTTGTTGTACCTTTCATCATGATTGCACCAAAGCCGCACGAACTGCCGCGTTGAAAGTCGAAACTTTGCAGTCCATTGGCGAAAGCGATTTGCTCACGCCGTCAACTCGCAAGATTTGCAAGTATGTGTGATTGTAGGTCTTAAGAGCTACAACCTTGTCGGCGACAAGGCCTGAAAAGAATATCCAACCTTTGCCGCGCCATGACTTAAGAGCCTTTTCAAAGGCTTCCACCGTGTCAAAGTTTTGTTCGTATGTCATTTTCAGTTCCTCTCAATGTTGCTAGCTGCGTATCAGCTATGAACAACACATATAGTACAATAGTTCACAAGTCAAGCCCACGGGAAACAATTTTTCACTAACGCATGATTAACGTCGCTGGACAGATAACCAGTGCCGGACCTTGTGATCATTGTGCCACGTGGCCCGCTCAGCATCGTGCCGCGTGCGACTTGCCCGGCTTCATTGCCATCGCCCACGGTTATCGCCCACACGATAGCGCCGCCTTCGAGCTTCCACGTCTTGTGTATCACGTCCAGGGCTGCTTGATCGTCATTGCCGGGTAGGTAGCGGGGTTCACGTTTCCCGGCTTCCCAAGGCCATCTGCCGCCGTCTGCGATGGCGTCTATCGCGTCAACGGACAACAGCCGCCGGTTCGATAACGCGAGCATGACACCGTGACCATGGATGGGCCGTGTTCCGGTTACCGGCTGGCCAAACGGCACAATTTTGCGTGCTGCCGCGCCGCGCAACTCGGCACGGAAGCCGGAGGCTTCTTGTTCACTAATCCAGTGCAGCACGCCGTTAACGTCAACAGAAAGCCACTGGATAAGGTAGTCTGGAACGTCAATTCTAGGCATTTGTGAACCTCTAGGTTTAGTGTAGGGTCTATGTACAATAGCACAAGAACACCGATTAGGGCAATACCGCCCTAAATCAAATCAGGGCGGAGCAGCGCCCGTGATAAGCATTAGCGAGGGAGGCCTTCGGCCCTCGCTTAGCTTCACTAGGGCGCGATCAAAAGACTATGGCCATTCACTAGTGTAGTGTCATGGCGTTCACAACCGGGCGCATTGGATAGATAAATCAGATTGATTTACTTATTCGGCAGTTCAAGCGAGCGCTCGCTACAACGGATTAATGAATAGCCGGGCATCGTAAGTCATTGTAATCATTGAACTATTTGACACTCGGTATCATAATACCACATGATTACGGCTGTTGTGCACCGCACAATGAATTAGCATATTATCTAATCATATCATACACTTACCGCAGTGCAGCATGAATGTGAGAACATTCCTATAAATCACGGTGCGAGAACCGGCGGTTCATCGTGCCATCGAGAGGGGGTGCCGGGGCCCCCAAGCAACTCGCATCGCCGCCGGGGGCACAAAGTCCTCGCATCGGGGACACATTCGAACCTGTGAACTTTCCGTAACAATAAACCCGTGAACTTCTCGTAACAGCCTCCGCCTTCCCCGCCCCGAACCAGTGCAACGCGCCCCCGGAATTTTTCCGGCCCCACCTATTGACTTCATAAAATATTATGCGTATTATCCGCCCCGGCACCGAATAGCGGTGGCCATTTGTAAACCACAGTAGGAAGTGAAATGACCGACAACATCGCAGCAGCAGTGAAGCTGATACCGTGCAAGGTGTGTGGGAAAATGCCGGAGGCAAATTCGATGTACGGAGTTCATTGGGTTGGCCATATTTGCATGGGAGTAAAGAAAAGGACGGAAAATGAAGCCATCGCCGCATGGAACACTGCCAACGAGAAGGAGCAGATATGAACGGATATGATGATGAACTGGCCGAGGCTGTGCGGCCTGCCCAAAGGCACAGCCCGGAAGTCGAGCGGCTAGTCGAGGCGGTGAAGTGTGTTTACTCGCCAAGTTTTTGGGACGCTGACCATCGTCCATCATTAAGAAATAACCCCCACGCTTATGAAATCTGGCAAGCCATGCAGCCCTTCCTCGCCAAGAAAAACCGGGCTGCAGGGCCGTAAAAGTGAAGGTTACAATCCTATGACCCTCTGCCCCTACCAGTACACAGACGCCCTGCGCCCCGTGTGGGATGCGGTGTGCAACGGCTTGCCCGCGTGGACGCTGGTGCTTCCGGTTGCGGGCATAGTGGCGATTTTCTGGACCCGTGGCAGGGGGCTGCTGAATGGCTAAGGGTCCAGGACTGACACTGCGCCCTGACAGGGCGTGGACCGGCGGCACGCTGGTGCCGGGGCCGCGCAAGAAAGCGCCGGTCCCCGCTCCGCTGCCCGCCGGGCAGCTACCACCGGAAGACAGCCGCATGTGGCTGTTCGTGCCGGAAGCTGTGCAGCTTGGCGAACGGTTCATCCAGCAGGACACCTACGACTGGTTCGAAGATCGCGACCGCTGTGTGCCGGTGGCGCGCGAATACCTTGACCACCCGCGCTGGATTGTGGTCGGTGCTCGCGGCGTGCGGGCGCAGATACACAACGCCAAGATCGCGTCCGAAGTTCACCTGCTGGTGCGCAAGCACAACGGCCTGCCGGAAGTTCCTTACTGGGTTCCGGCCCGCATGTCGCTGAAGCAGCAGCAGTCCGACCTGTCGTGGAAGCTCACCAAGATCACCCGCGACGCCCTGATCAAGCACGGCACGAACGCCATGGCCGACTTCGCGGTCCGCGCGCCCGGCCAGTTCCTGAAGTTCGTGGCGCAGACATTCATCCCGAAGAAGGTGGAGGTAGAGCAGACCGTGACACCCGGCCAGTCGATGGACCCGGAAACGGCGGACGAACTGATCCGTGCACTGAGCGAAGAACTGAAGCGCCGCCAGGAAGAAGCGAAGGTGGTCAACCACAACCCGATGGACTACGACACGAACGACGAACCGATCCGGGTGCTCGACGGCTTCGCGGTCGAGATGCACGAAGCGTCGAAGGACACGGCCATCGGCAACAGCAAGAGCTTCGAACCGCGCGACATAACCCGGCGGCTCAACATCATTGACGACGTGATAACCCTCAACGAAGAAGTGGACTGGGACAACTGACATGGCTGACGAACTGGACGACATGCTGGCGCGCGCGGTGCTGCGAAGGGCCCCCAGTACCGGTGTGGAAGAAGCGGCGGATATCGCGCTCTACTTCCGCACGCTGCTTAACAACGACCGGCGCGTTACCGAGCACCACTTGCGTACACAACTCGTGCTGAAGTATGGCAACCCCGGAGCCGCGCTTCAGGTCATGCAAATCATGGAGGAACTCAATGGCTGACGATCCTATCTCGAAAATGCGGGCACTCAAGCCGGACGTGCTCGACTACCGGGCGGCGAAGCGTGAAGAAACCGTGAACGTGATCGACCGCAAGGCGAAGCTCGATATCACGTTCTCACCTGACGCGCGCAAGGCCCGTGATTATATCAAGGCGGCGCAGTCGCATTCGCTGCCGATGATCTGCCGCAACCTGATTGGTATCGTCGGCGACGTGGCGGACAAGCACCGGCTTGAAGAAGCGTTCGAACGCTACGCCAATGCCAACACGCAGTACATGCGCGAAGAACTGAAGCCGACAAACCAGATTGTCGAGTGGATGGGGCCGCGCCATGGCGTCATGCCGGAACTGCCGCCCGGCACGCCGGAGCACAAGGTCGAGTTCGCTGCTGCGTGGAACGAAATGCTGCGCATCGTCAACCTCGTCACCAAAGTCGGCGTCATCAAATACAACCGCTACCGTCCTATCGAGATCCAGGTGGACGTTGACGCGACGCAGCCTGATATCGTGCAGGTGCGCGGCGTCAACTGGGATAGCTGATATGTTCTGGTTCTTTGCAAGGCTCGCCGTCGTCACTGCGATGCTGTGGACGGTTCTCGTGTTCAGTGTGTGGCAGACGGTCAAATGGGCGGTCACACCAGACCCGGTCGCCGTCGAGTGCAAGCTGGCATGAAGCTACAGAACCTCAGCGACGAAGAAATAACCGAACTGCTTCGCCACGCCAACGCGGCGAAGCAGGAGCACAAGAAGCTTGCGAAGCTGGAAGACTACCGGCCCTACCCGAAGCAGCAGGAGTTCCACGCGCTCGGGGCGCGATACCGTGAGCGGCTGCTGTCGGCAGGCAACCAGCTTGGCAAGACCTTCGCGGGCGCCGCTGAAGTGTCCTACCACCTGACGGGCCGCTACCCGAACTGGTGGCAGGGCCGCAAGTGGACGCGCCCGACTTCATGGCTTGCCGGTTCCGAAAGCGGTGAGTTGACCCGTGACGGTATGCAGCGGTTGCTGATCGGCCCGCCGTCGATGGAGGAGCAGTGGGGGTCCGGCCTGCTGCCGAAGGACAGCATCGCGCAGAAGCCGAAGCGCCGCGCGGGCATCAAGGACGCGATTGACGCCGTGGTGGTCAACCACGCGCAGGGTGGGCAGTCACTGATCCGTTTCAAGTCATTCGACCAGGGGCGCTCGAAGTGGCAGGCCGACACCGTTGACGGCGTGTGGCTTGACGAAGAACCGCCATACGACGTGTACGAAGAAGCGGTGACACGCACCAACGCCACGGAAGGCGCAGTGTTCATCACTTTCACGCCGCTCAAGGGCATGTCGCAAGTCGTCATGAAGTTCTTCCAGTCACCCGGCGTTGACCGCATCGTCATTCAGATGACCATCGAAGATGTCGGGCACTACACAGACGAGCAGAAGGCGCGCATCATCGCATCCTACGATGACAGCACCCGCGACGCGCGAACACGCGGCATTCCGGTGCTCGGGTCCGGTCGTGTGTTCAACATTGCGGAAGAAATGATCAAGATCGACCCGATCTTCGTGCCGGAGCACTGGGCGCGGATCGGCGGGCTTGACTTCGGGTGGGACCACCCGGCGGCAGCGTTCGAGTGGGCATGGGACCGCGACCAGGACGTGCTCTACGGCGTACGCGAATACCGGCAGAGCAAGATGACCCCGGCGCAGCACGGCGTGACGCTGAAGCAGTGGGGGGCCTTGCCGTGGATGTGGCCGCACGACGGCAACCAGCACGACCGAGGTTCCGGTGAGCAGACAGCCAAGCAGTACAAGGCGGCGGGGCTGAACATGCACCCGTCGCACGTCACTTTCCCCGATGGGTCGATTGGCGTGGAAGCGGGCGTCATGGAGATGCTGACCCGCATGAACGAAGGCCGGTTGAAGGTGTTTTCCACCTGCCCCATGTGGTTCAATGAGTTCAGTTTGTACCACCGAAAAGACGGCGTGATCGTGAAATTGAACGACGACTTGATTTCCGCGAGCCGCTACGGCATGATGGGGCGGCGATTTGCGAAGGTGCTAGGCCGACGGCTGTGGAACGGTGGCGAGTTCAAAGCCCCCGTGGCTGTCGGCACAGGACAAGTTGACCTTTGAGCGGGAGATTAAGATATGAGTTTTATCAGCGGGCTTTTTGGGGGTAGCAAGCCCAAAGTGATGACACCGGCACCGCCTCCCCAGGTGGATGACGCAGCGGCGCGTATGAACGAGGCAGAGCGCGCTGCCAAGCGCAAGGGACGCAAGTCAACGGTGCTGACCGGTGACAACGGCTTGCCTGACCTTGGCGCGACTTCTCAGACCGGAAGCTGATCGACGTGGAAACACTTGAACGCTATCTCAGCGCCCGGCTTGAGAAGCTTCAGGCTGACCGCGTTAACTTCAACAACACGTGGGAGCGCATTGCCCGCGTCGTCTTGCCGACCGCCGTTGGCTTCAACACGAAGTACGCGCCCGGCACAAATCTCAATCAGGACATTTTCGACAGCACGGCGCAGCTTGCACTGCCGCGCTACGCTGCCGCGATTGACACGCTTGTCACGCCACAGACCAGCAAGTGGCACCAGCTTCAGCCGAAGCGCCGCAAGCTTGGGCAGAAGGCGGAGAACGCACAGTTTCTATCCGAGCTGAACGATCTGCTGTTTCAGGTGCGCTACGCGCCGAAGGCGAACTTCGCCAGCCGTGCATCCGAAGTCTACACCAGTCAGGGCGCGTTCGGCACCGGAGTCATGTACGTACACGACCGCCGCCCCGGCATATCGTACCTGTCGCTGCACCTGGCTGAATGCTGGATGGATGAAAGCTCCGAAGGCATCATTGACACCATGTACTGGGTGCACGAATACAAGCTTGGCCGCATCATGCTTGAGCGCCCCGACTGGTTCGCCAAGCTGCCGAAGAAGCTTCAGGACGAAGCCGAGAAGACGCCGGAAAAGACCGTTCAGATTTGCAAGGCCACATACCCGCGCAACGAACGTGACACCCGGCAGAAAAACGCCCGGAACATGCCGTTCGCCTGCACGCGCTTCGTCATGTGCGACGAACGCCCGATTATCGAAGAAAGCGGCTACCGCACCTTCCCGTTTGCCGTGGCGCGCGGCATGACCGCGCCGCGTGAAGTCTACGCGCAGTCGCCCGCTCAAGCGGCGCTTGCCGACATTCTCACCTTGCAGAAAATGAGCAAGACGAACCTGCGGCTTGGCGAATTGACCGCTGATCCGTTCTTCATGGCGGCGGACGCCGACAGCGTGGACCCGTTCGTCGTTCGCCCCGGCACCATCAACTACGGCTACCTCGGCCCTGACGGGCAGGAGCGCATCAAACCGATGCAGCTTGGCGGCGCGGCTACCGGCCTGACGCTTGAAATGGAAGACCAGCGCCGCAAGGCGATCAACGGTGCTTTCCTGATCAACCTGTTCCAGGTGCTTGTCGAGACCGGCAGCGACCGCAAGACCGCAACCGAAGTCATGCAGCTTGTGCAGGAGAAGGGCGCACTGCTCGCGCCTGTCGGCGGGCGGCTTCGCACTGAGTTCTGCTCGGTCATCATTGAGCGCGAAATGGACATTCTGTTCAACGCGGGTGTGGTCCGGCCTGAAGATGTGCCGGAAGACTTGCGGCGCGACAACGCCATCGACATCGAGTATGATAGCCCGCTGACCCGCGCCATGAAGGCCGAAGAAGGTGTCGGCATCATGCGGTCGATTGAGTTTGCTGCCAACGTGGCGAACCTGACCAAGGACGCCAGCATCATGCGCAAGTTCAACATGCCGCGTGCGGTCGAACGCATCGCTGAAATCAATGGCGCGCCCCCGGATATTATGTTCTCAGAAGAAGAGATGGCGACGCGCGACCAGCAAGATCAGCAGGCCGCCGCCATGCAACAGACACTTGAAGCCGCGCCACAAATGGCGCAAACAGCCAAGACACTCGTCGAGGCGAACCAGATTGCCAACAAGCCAGCGGTGATATAGGAGACGACCATGGCAGACAGATCACCAATTGTTCAAGTTACCGATACCGGCGCGACACGGGCCGTGTGGTCCGGCGTGTTGACCGGAGATGTGTGTCTGCCGGTTGACTATGACGCCTACGCAGATCGCACGGTACAGACCGCCGGGGTGTTCGGCGGCGCGACAGTCGCGGTGCAGGGTTCACTTGAGAAGGTGCCGGTGAACTGGGCGGTACTCACCGACCCGCAGGGCAACGACCTCAATATTGCAACGGCAAAGATTGAAATGGTTGTCGAGAACACGGCGTTCGTGCGCCCGGCAGTGTCCGGTGGCGATGGATCGACCAACTTGACGATCACTATGTTCATGCGGAGAAAGTGACATGGCCAAGGACAAAGAAATGAAGCCCTCCGCGAGCACAGAAGAAGCGCTCGCCGCTATCGGCCAGCTTGTCAATTTGTACAAGGGGATGAAGCAGGCGGAAGGCGTCATGCAGACGCTACAGTCTGCGGAGCAGCGCGCGCAGGAAGTCAATGCTGCCACGGACGGAGCACGCAAAGCACTCACTGACTTGCAGACCGAGTGCAAGGCCGCAAGTGATGAAGCGCAGCGCACGCTCGCCGCTGCGGACGAGCTGGCCGCACAGAAGATCAAGGACGCCGACACACGGGTTGAGGCGATGATTGAAACTGCGTCGCGTGATGTTGCGGAAGTCAACAGGCGCGCGGCGGCGCTGAACAAGAAACTGTCCGCCAACGAAGCTGCGGCCAATGACGCTGAAATCCGGCGGCAGCGGGCCGAAGAAGAATTGCGGAACCTGAACGAGAAGATCGACAAGGCCAAGGCCGCTGTCGCGAAGCTTTTGGGGTAGCCCGTGGGCGCTACAACCTCAGTACCGGCAAGAGCCAACACGGGCGCAGGCACAGACGCGCTCATGTTCGAGAGCATCGCCAGCAAGCTGGCTGGTGTTGTGCGCGGGTCTGATGACGCGGGGACCGGGGAGCGACTGGCCACTGAGGCAAGTGTCGCAGCTATTCTGGCGCGGACCCCGGCAGCAGGTGGTCTGACTGATGCACAACTGCGGGCCACCGCCGTCAGCGTAAGCTTCACTTGGGCAGGGCTCACGGATGCACAATTGCGTGCGACCCCTGTTCCTGTCAGCGGGCCGCTTACCGACACACAGCTCCGTGCCGCTGCTGTCCCCGTATCCGGCCCGCTCACTGACACACAGCTTCGCGCCGTCGCTGTTCCCGTATCAGGAACCTTCTTTCAGGCCACCCAGCCTGTCTCTGCGGCGGCGCTCCCTCTCCCGGCGGGTGCTGCAACGGAAACAAGTCTTGCGGCTCTGCTGGCGCTGCACAAAGCGGAAGACAGTGTTGCAGCCAACGCCGATCTTGGTGTGCCCGTACTGACTGTTCGCCGCTTGGCGGACACGCCGACGACGGACGCCGACGGCGACTACGCGCCGCTGATCACGAACGAAGAAGGGCGGCTAAAAGTCAGCACTAAGCCCGGCGGCTATGCACCGACAACGGGCAATATCACGGCGGCTGCGCAGACTGTCTCTTTAGATGTGTCCCGCGTCTCGAATATCATGGTTTACATGGTGGCGGCGGCGCTCGTCGGCCACAAGGTCGCATTTGAAGGTTCACTCGACAACACCAACTGGTTTGCCGTGAACGCGGTGCGCTCGGACAGTGGCATCGTTGAGACCGCGTCCGATACGCTTGCGGCTTCTCCTATCTATGCGTGGGAGTGCAGTGTCAATGGATGCAACTGGTTCCGCGTTCGTGCGACAGCACACACCAGCGGCACGGCGGCCTACACGCTACAACCGGGGGCCTACGCGACCGAGCCGGTGCCTACGACGATTTCTCCCTCCGCCCCAAGCTTCTTCTACAACCAAGCAGGTGTCGTCCCCATCAACACGGTCCTTATCGGCCCGGTTGATTGTATTGCGGCGCAGGGCGTGTACCTGCATGTGGCCTCAATCGGTACGACCGGCCAAATTCAAGTCCAGTGGTCCAGTGATAGCGTGAGTTGGACAGTTGCGGATGTTCGATCCTATGCTGGTTTAGCGGTTACTTCCATAACTGCGGCGAACTTCTATCAGGCTCCGGCCTATGCCAGGTATTGTCGCGTCATCCTGACTGTGGCGACGACTGCTGGTACAACAACTCTGGGGCTGCGGCTTACCGCGCAGGCCCCGAACCCGTACATTCAGGCAGTTGACACCGAGCTTGCCGCAGTCGCGTCTGCTGACGCGCTCGGCAACCCAACCATTCCAAACGTGCTGTCCTACGGCATCAAGTACAACGGCGCAACATGGGATCGTGACCGTAGCAACTTCGGCATATCGGTCGAAGCCTCAAGCGCCAAGACAGCCACCGGCCAAAGCGCGGCGGCGATCACCAACTTCAACGCGCGCGGCGCGGCGTTCATTGTCAACGTATCGGCTGTCACCGGCACCACACCGACAATGACGGTAAAGTTACAGGTGCAGGATGTGGTGTCGGCAAACTGGGTGGATGTTCCCGGCGCAGTCACCGCGTCTATAACCGCCGCTGGAACCTTCATGTTGACGGTGTATCCTGGCCTAGTGGAGGCGGCTAACAGCAAGGTGTCTTTCCCGCTGCCGCGCACCTACCGCTTTCTGTGGACAATCGGCGGCACTACTCCGAGCTTTACGTTTAGCATCGGGGCGCATTACATCAACTAGGGCGCGTTGGATGCTATTTGCTTACATAACGATGGGGTACATCGCGAAGCCGGGGGGTGACGGACCTAACCCGACAACAGCGAAAAGTATTCCGTGGTGGAGAAGGCGGCGCAGGTGAAGCGGGTAACGCTCGACAACAAAGCAATTGTTCGCCAGCAGGCGCTTCGGCAAATGTGTCTTGGCGGTGACGGCAAGCTGACGAAGAACGCCGCCGCTGTCTTGGTGCAACTGCGGCGCTTCTGCAACGGCGACGGCGTAAACAGTTTTCCGGTGTCGCAAGATACCGGGAATATAGACCCATACGCAATGGTGCGTATGGCCGGGCGGCGTGAAGTCTTCGACCTTCTGGTTAAAATGCTAGCCGTGACGCTTGAAGCACGCCACAACTTGGATGATTTGACATGAAATTTACCAACACCCACTGGGCTAACCACGTTCTCGAAGGCGCGGCTGCTGCACCGACTGGCGCCCCTCCGGCTGCCGCACCACCGGCTGCCGCACCACCGGCTGCCGCACCACCGGCTGGCGCCCCACCGGCTGCTGCACCACCGGCTGGCGCCCCACCGGCTGCGGTTCAGCCGCCCGTCAGCGCGAGCTGGCTTGATCGCCTGCCGCCGGAGGATAAGGCGTGGGCTGAGAGCAAGGGCTGGAAGGGTGACGCGAAGGTCGAGGACTTGTTCCCCACGGTGCTTCAGTCGTACCGCAACGTCGAGCAGCTTATGGGCGCGGACAAGGCCGGGCGCACGTTGCTCATGCCGAAAGACGCTAACGACAAGGAAGCACTCTCCGCGATCTATGAAAAGCTCGGCAAGCCGAAGGAGGCGACTGGCTATGAACTTGACCTGCCTGCCGACGCGAACAAGGATTTTGTCGATACGGCAAAGTCGTGGTTCCACAATTCGAACCTGACAGCGGATCAGGCAAAGGCGGTAACGAGCGCCTATGCGGCCTACGAACTGACGCAGAAGCAGGCGCTCGAAGAAGCGCACGCCACGCAGGTTGACACCCTGAAAGGTGAGTGGGGGGTCAAGTTCGACACGAACATCGAAACGGGCCGCGCGGCGCTGAAGGCCGCCGGG